CGTCTCGATCGTGCCTGTGTTGGCAATGACCGTGGTTCCGATGTCGATTTCAACGCCGCCTGTCGCGGCTTTCAGCCCGGCATCAAAGTCGTTCAAGATAGCGTCGTTGTTGAACACATCGACCGCAGCTCCGAACTGGATTTCGCTGGTGCCGCCTGTCGTGCCTTCCAAGATACGCAGCATGGTCGCGTTCAGCAGATCGCGGATAACCCACGCGATACCCGCTGCGTTCAGGTCCAACGTGGCGTTGGTGGCCTGCTCGACAACGGTTGCTCCCTGGTTGTCATAAGCACGCTGGCGCGTCACATCCACGGCAGCCGAACCGTCCACGAAGCTCGACTGCCCCAAGAAGCAATCTTCCGGGACGTTGTCGAGCTGGTAGCGCGCGACCCACGCGTAGTTGACTGTTTTGCCTGCGATATCGCCCACGGGGCACGCTTCGAGATCGTCAAACGCGGCGTTAATACGCACGAACGACAGCTTGGCGCGGTTACCTGCGCTGGTGTCGTTGAACGCTGCGCCGTCTACACCCGTGGACTCGTACTGAAGCAGAGCGAATACGTCCCGACCGCTGGACTGGATCACCTGACCGGTCGTGGCGTCACGAACGAGCATCAGGTTCTTGGGGTAAATCGCGTTGGCTCCAGCCAACTCTGTAAGCTCGTGGACGTTGAATCCCGCGCCACTCAGAGCAGACTGAGCGACCACGGCTCCGTCCTGAGTCAACGCCACAGCAGCGACAGTAGGCGGAGTTTCCAACGAGCCTGCGGTAAGGATCTCCCAGTTTTGAGCAGCCGTTACAGTCACGTCTGTGAGCAGGGCTTCGCGGCAGAGCAACTTCTGCGACTCAAGCTCGTCGAGATCGAAGTTCAGGTCACGAACAGCGCGTTTCTTGGCGTTGATCGTGGGGATGTCGTCGTACCAGTTGCCTGCCGCGTCGCCCCAGATCAGACGCTTCACCTGCGAACGCAAAGCATTCAGATCACCTTCGATCTCGGTCTGCCCCGTTTCCAGTGTCAGCCCCGCCGCCAGGGTGTCGTCGTAAACGTCCGAGTTACGAATCTGCGTATCTTGACGAAGGAAGGTGCGGGCCATCTGTTACTCCTCTTAGAGCTTCTTGGTGTAGTCGGCTTTGAGCTTGTCGCCAACTTTCGGAGCCGAAAGCATCGAGACGGTATCATAGCCCGTACCGATCCCTCCACTCTCCGAGAGCGCGTAATCGTCGGTTTCTACCAGACGTTGACCGTTCCAGTACACGCCGATCGTGTCCCCACCCACGTTCACGAAGATTTCTGGCGTCGTGTAGACCACATTCACGCCGTTGATCGCGCCAAGAAGCGTGATGCCTACACGCCGAGTGGCGTTGAGCTGGCTGAGCGTCAGCAGGTCAAAGACACCAAGCCCAGCGAAGTCCAGGTACCAGTTACCAGGGTCGTCGCCCCAAATGATCCGCTTGATCTGGCTGAGAACGAACTCCTGGTAGTCCTCCTGAGTGACGGATCCGCCCGTCGCGCCTGCCACGATCTGTGCAGGCGTCTTTTGATCGTCCGTCGCGTCCGCTACTCGAACACGGTCGTAACGAAGGCGCTGTTGAGGCGTGGGCGCGGGCATTCAGTCCCCTACGAAGTCAGTGTACGGGTCAGAGCCACCGCCGTTACAACGACTGAACCCTTCGTAATCACTCGATTATCGTTGATGATCAGATTCCCTTCGCTGTCCAGTGTGCTCACAATCACAACCGCCCCGTCTTGGTAGCCCGAGATGACCACGTTCACGTACCCAACCCCAGACACACCAAGGCAAGTGGACACCACGTCCGAACGGTACAACGAACTGCCGAACGTGCGGTCCTTGAGCAGACCGTCCAGAGCTGCGATCACGGCGGCGGCAGTCACCGTAGCACTGAAAGTAGGCAAAACACCTACCTCCGCAGTCATAACGACTGGGATCAAGAAGAAGGCACCGCTCTCGACGGCGACCACTTGGGTAACTTCCTTGCGCGCGTCCAGGTACGCCTGTAGCGAGCGCACGAGTCCGCGACTGGGCGCCGCGTAGAAGCCTGCGCTGTCTTTGGACAAGATCGGCACGGACACGAGGTTGGCGCTGCAATCGCTCGCCAAGAACTTGTCCACATGGTTGTAGACCTCCGTGGTGAGGGCTGTGGTTTCTTCCAACGTGTCTTCGACCGCTATGTCGATGATGTTCAGGCTATCGAACAGCAGCGTGGCTGTAGGAGTTTCCACGCCTGTACGCACGATGATGGCTTGGCGCAGCGTCTCGATGTCGTTGAGCAGGGTTTCCGCTGTCACGAGATCAAGGCCGATGTCGTCCAACGTGTCGATGATCGTTCCAAGGATAGAAGCGTTGGCTGCCGCTGCTGTTTCGATGGTTGTCCCTGCCGCACCCAGCGATAACGCATCTGCGTTGATCGTGTCGAAGTAGGCTTTCAAGGCCGCCTTGGTCGCGGTCGTCAACCCGTCCACCAGAGAAGTCGGAACAGCATCTATCGCCTGCTTGCCGAGTACCACCGTAGTCTGAATGTCAGACGCTTCGACTTGAACTTCTTGTGCGGAGTTCTTCACTGTCCGCGAGGAAAACAGAGCCGATGGAGCTTCTGTGGCAACCACTTGAGAAATCTTGGCTGCGATGTCTTCCAGGCTCGGTAACATCGAGTTGAGATCGACCAGCGTGGCGTTCAAGCTGTCTCGAATGGCCTGCGTCTCGGGATTCACAATCGGCTGCGCGGCAGCAGCAAGCGCAACGATTCCTGCCAGCAAGGTCTGGAGCGTTGTGTCTTGCGCCGCAGAGTGAACTGCGATGGCTTGAGCCACCGCCACACGACCGAACAAGGGGTCGGCATACGAGTTGGCGATGGCTTCGTAGTCCGTCCGCACGACAGCAACGTCGCGCGCTTTCCACACCTGGGGAGCCAGAGCTTTGGCTCTGTCCAGATCCTCCGGGTCGTCGCCGCCAATGGAGCCCGCGCGGTTGTTAACCACCAAGGCGATAGGCGTGGCCAGCACGACAAGAGACGATACGACGTCGTTGATCGTCTCCTTGTTGACGATTCCCGCTAGACCACTCGAAGCGACGTACTGCACGTCGATCGTGGCAGAGAGCGCGGGGATGTTTCCGGTGATTCCGTTACCGAACCGCAGCGTTGGAGGATCGTCGTTATAACCGACCTCAAACTGATCGGAATGGTCGAAATCCAACAGCGACACTTCTTCCCACGGAGTTCCATTGACCGTGAGAACCACAGAACCCAAGACCACAAACTTCCCATCGGGTACGCGGGCGAGCGTGAACACCTGAAACGCTGTGCCATCCGACGTAAATGTGTCCGTGAAGCTCTGCCCTTCGTAGCAAGGCACCGACACAATCCCGGTGAACGCCGCAGGAATGACGACTTCCTCACTGGCCTCGAAAACGAGATCAAATGGCCCCTGGAACCGGAACCTTTTTGGAATCGGAACAGGGAACACCTGAGCCAACTCGACGTTGACATCTAGGTCTACAGACGAGGACACCGAGGGCGCCATTTTGTAGCCAAGCTGCCTGGTCAGTCGGGCTACAGCGCCTCTTGTACGAGCGGTACTCAGGTAGGTGTCGGAGGCACGGCGATCCAGATAGAAGCTGAGCGTGTCGAGGCCGAAAGCCACCAAGTCGAGGAGCATGATAGCCAAGCTCGACGTGGCGAAGTCGTTGTAATCAGACGCGAACTGAACCTGCATGCGCGAGCGCAGATCGTCACTGTGTGTGTCGAAGTCGAGTCCTGTGTACTGGACCCGATTGATGTTCGTGGCTGCCAAAGTCTCGGCCATCAGAGTGTCCCCAAGTTGATCGTGAGAGTTTGATTCTCGTTAGTAGCGATCACGACGTACTCTATCAGCACGTCTATCGTTGTGTCCTCTGTGACCACGCCGATAGTAGCCACACGCACACGCGGCTCGTACAAAGCAATCGCGGAGGATATCTCCCTCCGCACTTCCAACTCCAGGTCGATGTTGACGTTCTCGAACAGGTACGCCGCCACGTTCGTTCCGAACTTAGGCCGCATGATCCTCTCGCCCAGACCCGTCATAATCAACTGCACGAGCGCCTGCTTGATCAGAACGGAGTCCTGAGCAGCCTCCGGGAACTGGGTTTTCCCCTTCTGGAAAGGGAACGCAATTGCCTTGTAGACAAAAGTCATCAGATCAAATCCAGGGGACAAGGGGGCAGCGACGGCAGCTCTGGAAGCGACGGCAACGAAGGCAGACCTGGGAGCGGAGGTAACGCGGGTAGTCTCAGCGAGGGCGGGAACGCCGGGAGTTTGATATTGATCCCTAACGCGAACGACGGTAGCGCAGGCAACCTCGGGAGCGAAGGGAGCGCCGGAAGACCAGGCAACGGCGGCAGGGCAGGCAGCCGTAGTGTCGGCGGGAAAGCGGGCAGGCTCAGGGATATCCCGAGATCAAGACCAATGCCGAACGACGGCAGCGACGGCAGCGACGGCAGTGACGGAAGCGAGGGGAGGCCAGGAAGCGGGGGCAGCGCCGGGAGCCTAAGAGCTGGCGGAAACGCGGGGAAGTTGCATCGCGAACTCATACAGCCTCCGCTTTCCTACGCCGCCAATACGCCAAACTTGTCTCTCTAAGCCTCTCACGAATCTCAGGAGCGATTCTCCTACCAAGACAGGACCGGCTAATCTTGAGACGGTGGTCGTCCGACAGGCGTCTGCCTAGATTGACCTCAACAAGACGCTGTCTGTGCTGTACCGACAACTTCTTGAGCTTGTTACCAGCACTGATCCTCCGTCTAGCCTCCTTCGTGTGATGTCTACCCAAAAACAAAGGCAAAGTAGGGTTCGTGACAGTGTTGAAAACCGAAGACGCCACGCTTATCAAATTTCGCTCTACAAGTAGCCTCTCAACAGCAGTCGCGTTAGTCATCTCCAGAACGATTACAAACTCAAACGAACCCGACCCGTGTTTATCCCAGGCCCTCTGAAGGCGCGAGTTGAAATGCTTGCCCTTCGCTAGAAGACGCCTATGGTCGTAAAACCGCACCCCGAACGAATTAGTGGAACCGATGTAGGCACGTCCTGTCGGGACGTGGACGATCTTGTATACGCCTCCTGATTTGCATCGGCTGGCCATCGCGCGCCTACAATAGCGGAAGAACCTCCATCAAAGAAGCGGTAGTACCGTTCCAGGCGGAGGAACTACAGCAGCCGTGGTGGTGATCGTGGCGGCGTGGATCGCTGTGGCCATCAAAGCCGCCGTGAGCGGAGCCGTCGCCGTGATGTTGGAGAAAGCGGCAATCATCGGCACTACCACCAACCCAGACTCGGCACAGGCGATAACTGCGCCTGCCTGAGCACCTAAGACGGGCGTTCCGGGTATCCAGAAGGCCAGCAACCCTGCCGCCCAAGCGTTCGCCAACAGCGCCGGATTGCCTCCTTGGGGCACCAGCAGAGCAGGCAGAAGCGCCCCTTCCAAGGCCGCCGTGTGCGCAGGCGTAAGCGTGGGCAAGCTGGCACCGAACTGCCCGCCCTGCGCGTAGGTCGTGTACGTCAGGGCCATTTGCTTGGCCACGATCGCCCCGCTAGGCAGAAACGCCTGCAAGATCGAAGTCAGCCCCAACGTCAACTGAGCAGGATTCAAAGCCATAATGATTTCAAGGCTTTAGCTTGACAGACTTGCTCAGAATAATAGGCGGCGGCGGAACCAACGGCGGTCCCGAAGGCCCGACTCCTGTGGGATGAATGTGCGCGGCTAGCCAGAGCATCAGGGGCTCACCGCAGACCGCGCTCAACGGCGCCGGGAAACCCAGCGACACGCCTGCTGCGCTCAGGTTCACCTCTTTACCCGTCATGTTGATCTTGCCCTTCACAGAGGCGTTCAGGTCGCCCTTGTTCAGCGTCACAAGGTTGCCGTCCTTGTCAACGAGCGTGATCCCGTCCTTGGTCATGGTGACCGCGTGCCCCTGCTCGGACACCAGCATCACCGACTGGCTCTCAGCGTCCAGCGCCATGAACGAACCGTTCTTGTTCATCAACTGAACGCTGCCAGTCTTGGTCAGCTCGACGAACGCGAAATCTCCAATCGTGCGGTCAGCCGTGACGCTGGGGTCGGTGAGCGCCTCGTCGCCAGGATCACACTTGTGCCAAAGCAGCCGGACGTACTCGTTGTCCTTCTCCTCCGAGAACACCAGCATGTGCCCGAGTCGCGTGACGAAGCCTCGCTTCTCAGGCCGCTTGTTCGTGTACTTGAACTCCGGTGCCTTGTCCTCGGTGCCGAACCATCCACCGAAGTATCCGAACGGTTGACTGGGATTGCCGTGGTGGAAGAACACGCGCACCGAGTCGCCAAGCTCAGGTGGCCAGAACGAACCCTTGCCGTTGCTCGCCATGTCGAACACCGGAGGAATCCAGATGTCGAGCGCGCCTGTCTGTCCGAGATCGTCGATCTTCGCTTGGATTCGCCCGCGCTCCTGCGGATCTTCATTGGACGTAACGGTCCCACGGTAGAAGCCGTAAAACAGCTTCAGCATGTCCTCCAGTCCGTACTTTTGTAGCTCGTATATGAACTGGAACAATACGGCTGAGTCTGATGGATCAGGCACTACGCCCCCTTCTTCTTCTTCGCGGCAGCGCCTTTTGCGTCAGCCTGCTGCGGCTGCTCCTTCGCTTGGACCTCTACTCTAGCGTCCGCCTCGCGCGCTTCCACGATGGCCTTGACCTTGGCCTTCATCTTGTCTTCCAAACCAGTCAGATATCCCGCGTTGTTGATCCCGTCCCAGCGCGTTGTGTAGCCACCTTCTCCGATGGTGTGAATGACCTTCAAGACTGAGTAGTCCCCACTGAACCTCGTGCCGAGTCCCTGAACCTTCACTATGGCTCCAGGTTCAAGGTCGGGAACGCCCAGCGACTCAACGCTGAGCTGGATACCGGACTGAATGAACTGCGCTAGTTCCTGAGACTCGTGAGCAGCCTTCTGCGTGGCAAAGCTCTCATCCCCCGTCGTCGTCATCGTACCGCCTGTGGTAACGCCGCCCTCATTTTTAGCCCCCGGAGCGGCCTTACTCGCCTTCGGACCCTTAGCGCCTTCGCCCTTGGGACTCCCCTCGGGAGGAAGAACATCCAGGCCGGTAGAGTCGGCCTGGGTGGTAACGAGTTTCGGATCTTTCTTCTTAGTCTCGTCTACCTTGACGCGCGTGGTTCCGTGGATCACTCCGCGAATGAAAACCTGCTTGGACTGCGTAGTGACACCCGTAATCGGGTAGAAGCCACCGGCATTCAGTTCACCCCCCAAGCCGGTATTACCGCGCGTACCAAAACCGTACAACTGAAACACTTTGTTGCCCGTGGCTCCGAAGCGTGTGTGCCGATCGATGACTCTCAGATTCGGGGATCTCGGTTTGTCAGGATTCGGTACGTAATACACCTCACACAGACAGTCCTCGATGAAGTTTCGCAACGCGATGTTGTCGTTTTTTCCTGCCATCGAGAACGGGACGATCTCGTTAAGAAGCTCCAGTTCCCTAGTACCCTTGACTGAGCTGAAGTCCACCTTCACGTCGCGTGCCTCCGACCCAGCGCCCTGGGCAATAAGTTCGATCCACGCCTTTCGCGTCAACTTCAGCTTGGCTCTTTCCACGTCAACAGTAGACGACCCGTACATGCTGGCCATGCACGTACATTGAGCTTTCAACGTGACGCTGATCTCCGGGCCAATGCTGAAATCAGGGTCGGTTAGAAGCCCAACAAAAATGCGCGTAGAAAGCTCGCCTCCGTCTGCGACGTAACCGTACTGAACCTCCAGCAGCGTCTCCGCCGTTCTAATGGCGGTGCTCTCGAACAATGCCATCGCGTCCTCGAACGTGGGCGAACACGTCACGGTGACAACGAAGAAGTTGCCCAGCGACTGCTCAATCTCCACGTTGTTTACGATCGCTAGGTTGGTTCCAAGGCCCCCGGCTTGCGGAGCATCAGCGTAGTCGAACTTGGCCGCGTCCTTCAGAGCATCGACCCCGAACCACAGAGGCAAGCGCGACTCGTCCGGCAGAACCAGGGCTACACGACAAAACGGGGCGAAGAAATCATAGCTCGGCATCAGAACACCGGAATCTGCCTACCGAGAAGCTCGGAGTAAACATACGTCTTAGACGGAACCCTTATCACGACACCGAACTTCAGATCGGTTGGAAGGATCTCTAATCCGTTTGCTACTGCGAGCACCCACCACAACACAGCGTCCCCGTAAAAGCGGTACGCCAAAGTGTCGATGCGATCTGTCATCGTGACCGTGTACTGAATCTCGTCAGGACGTACAGGAATGTCGTCCACGACGAGCAAATCCCAGAACTCGTAGTCATCCACCTTCACCAGAGGGGCGTAACGCAGGCGACTGTTCTTACTGATGCGGGCAGTCATTATTTCCTACCGCCGTCAGGTCTGCCAAACGTCCTGACAGTAACCGCCGCCGCACCGGACGCGGATGGACCGCGCGGTCCACTTGCTGCAACCGCTCCGCCTTGCGCTAGCTTCTGAACGTCCACACGCAGCTCGTCCATCTTGCGTGAGAACAGAATCTCGTATCGACCGTACCACGCAGGCTCGTTGAGCATCTGCGCGAGAACCTTGAAGTTTTCAGGTAGATCCTCCATGCCCGGAACATTCGTAATAGGAGCCGCAGCCGCCGTCATCTCCAGCGTCTTTTGCTTCTCCTCCTGGACGGCGATCAACGCCTGCGTCATGCGCGTGACTTCGGCGTTGAGCGAAGCCGAATCCAGTTGCACGGCAACAACCATGGTGTCCATGGCCAGAAGCATATCCTCGATGCCTTTGTACCAGATGCTCTGCAACCCGGTCACAAACGTCTGAAAACCCTTCGTGTAAGCGTCCTGGAAAACTTTAGACTCAGGACCGATGCGGGCGTACCCGCTCTGGAAAGCCGCCGCGAGTCCAGGCGCTACTGTCGATTCAACCCGGCCAACGAACGTGGTGAACATGGTGTCCACAACGGCGTTGAGCACTTCGGTAGCCACGGCGCCCACAGTGTCGAACTTTGCCTTGAACTGATCTGAGAAGTTCGAGATGGCCGCCTCGGAGATGGCCATGTCGGCTACCACATCCGTAGACATAGAGTTTCCCCACAGCTCTTGGACCTTGTCAGACACTCCACCGAAGAACCCCATCACTTTGTCCGTTACCCCGGTGAACACCTCCCCAAGCGGCGTAACGAACCCGAAGAACAACGTCTTCAACGATTCCCACCAGCCTGAGAACCAAGTGGTCAGGCCGTCGAAGGCTGCCATGACCCCGGTTTTTACAGTCTCCCACCCTCCAACGAAGAACGTGGTGATGGCCGCCCAAGCCGTCGAGAACATAGTGCCCAGGCTGTCCAACCAATTCGCAAACGTCAGCGCCAACTGCTCGAAGTTCAAACCGAAGATGCCGAACAAACCCTCGAACACGCCCATGAATAAACCAAGCGCGACACCACCGAGCAGCGTTACGATGCCGCTCAGTACCGAGCCCAACCCGCTAAGAATGGACCATAACATCGCAGGTAGATTGATAAGAGCTATGACCAAAGCGGGAAGCAGCCCTTTGATGAAGCCTGCCACCAAGTCTTTGATGCCTACCGTGAGCTTAGGACCGATAGACGTCTTGAGAGTGTCCGCCAGGCTACCCAACGCCGGACCAACGGCCAAAACGAGGTCTTTCATCCCAGACACGATGTTGGGTATGAGGGCAGGTAACGCCGCTCCCACAGACTTGGCTAAGTTCATAACCAGAGTCATCGCCGCGTCAGTCAGGTTCAGAGCAGCCCCAAAAATCTTATCGAAAATCGGGCCTATGTTCTTCCCCAGCGCGTCTCCCGCTGTAGAAGCGATGCTGGTCAAAGCGTCTCCCAGCTTTCCGCCTACTTTTACAGCGCCTGCCGCGAGGTCGGCTACGATAGTCTCCCCCATGGCCAAGCCTGGACCTGAAACCCAGGTAATAGCATTCGTAAACACATCAGAAAGAATAGGCCCAAGGATATCGGCCAACTGACCGATCCCGCTCACAACGGACGCCAAGACCCTCCCTAGGTACGCGAGGAACTGTCCTGCCATAGTTCTGATAGGCATGTCGGCCACGGCACCGAACACACGCCCTGCAAACTCGATCAGATTCGCCGTAATCGCTCCTACAGGCAGCGACGACAGAAGGTTGAAACCCGAGGTCAACACATCGCTCAGGATTTTCACGATTTTACCGACTGGGATAGCGCGCAGAAGATCAAAGGCGAGGTTCAACCCTCCCATGAGCAGCTTTCCCAAGCCTGTAGCGATGTCAGCAAACGGGATGCTTTGGATCAGCGTGAACGCGATGCTGAGAACATTCTTTAGTACGGTGAACAGCGTACTCCCGAGCTTAGCCAGCTTACCGCCTGTCCCCATGTCCTCGAACATTTGGAGGAAGGTAGCGAAAAAACCCCCACCCGACAGGTCTAGCGTCGAGGGATCTGTGGCCTCAACGAGCCAGTCCCCGAACTTCTGCAAGTACCCGATAGCGGTGTCGATGTACCCAGGAATGGAGAGAAAGAACTCCTTGACAGTGTCCTTGAGAACCCAGAAGGCCCCTTCCACGTTGTACAGGCCCGTCTTCGCATCATAGGACTGCATCACCAAGTCCCCGAACAGAATAGCCAGAAGGCCCAGGGGCGCCGCCAGCAACGTCAGCGGGCTCGCCAGCATGCTGAAGCGGAAGCCCAGCGATCCTATGATGCCCAACGCTGGACCCATCGTGGACAGCAGATTCCCAAACAACGCCGCCGCTGGTTTCAGACTGTCAGGCAAGAACGCCGTAGCACCCTGGCTGCTGATCTCCGACAGCTTGGAGACGATGGCCGCCATAGGGCCGCCTGCCCCCGCCAAATGCTCCATCTGATCGCCAAAGTTCTTGAAGTTCTTTTGCGCTTCCGTGACGAACGTGCGCGTGCTGCCTATTCCGATCTTACGGAACCGCATCTCCATCGAGTCTTCTGCGAGCTGCATCGACTCTGCCAACGTGCGGCCTGAACTGAACCCGGCTTTACCGATCTCCGAAATCGTGACCGTAGCCTCGTGGGACTTCTTCATCACGTCTTTGAGGCCAGCTCCCGACTGGACCATCATGTCCGTTAGGGCGACCGTCGCTTCCTCGCCCAACGACGCCTTCATGCGCGACTGCATGGTCGCAGCAAACTTTTTGACGTCACCTCCAGTACGCCCAACCTCCTGAGACATCTCAACCATGCCCGCAGCAAAGCTCTCAGGTCCAGATTGAAGCATCTCGAAGGCTTTGGAGAAGTCTCCTCCGACGATGGACAGATCCGTGATGATCTGCGGCATGTCCGACTGAACGCCTGTGAAAAGATCGGAGTAGCCCGCACGTCCCGCTGCGAGCGCCTGCGTGATAGCCGCTGTAGCGGCTTCGGCTTTTCCAGCGTCTTTGTAGATCGAGTAGAAGCCTGCGGACAGAGCGATGCTCTCTTGCGCAAACGCTGCAAGGTCGGCGCCGCGCAGAACATTGCCGTAGCGGTCTGTGGTCTTGGACAACTGATCCATGAGCGCAGGCAGCTTCCCCACCGCCGCGCCCACATCGCCAGACTCTTGCCCGAACGCCAGAGTCGAGGACGTCAACTGCTTCAATGCCTCGTTGCTGATGCCGTACCCATCCGACATAGTCTTCAACGCCATGGCGGTGGCCTTCATGTCGGTGCCGGTTACTTCAGAGAACTTGGCTATGTCCTTAGCCGACTTCACTCCGATAGCCGCGAACTCCTCCTCCGCAAAGG